CGTGTTTATCTAATTGCAATTGTATTCTCGATAATTCATCATTCATTTTTTCTTAAAACCTCTTTTCATATTAGCATATGCTTTTTTACTAATAGTAGATTTCTTTTTAGTTCTACTAGTACCAGCTTTTTTTCTTGCATTTATGTTAGCATACAAACCTTTTTTCATAATTTTTCCTACTCATATTGACTATTTATTAAGTTATTAATTGTTTTACTAGAAACTATTGCCTATAATTTTTTTTAAATTTGTATTATCCCATTTTAATTAAAATGCTAACTAACATAGCAATAGTAGCGCCTAATCCTCCTATTAAAAAAGCTTCTACACGTTTTAATCTATAAAAAACTTCTTTAAATTGAATATGATTTTCCGTTTCTAATTTAGCAACTCTAGGTTCTAAACTATCTACTCTTGAATGTGCTTCAGATACGTTTCTAGCCATTATGATACCGATACTGTTACTGTTCCAATTACGCCTGTCCCCGATACTCCAGAACAAGCTGGGACATTAGCTAATGTTATCTTAACAAATCCTTCCAATTCATACAATGCCCCTGTTTCTAAACCAACATTATTCCCTGATTGTAGGTTTGTTAATGTTAATTCTGTTCCCCTTAAACCTCCAGGGTTTTGAACTTGATCTATAAAAGATTCTAATGTTCTAACTAAATCTGAAACATATACAGTATTTATTTCAGCAGGAGGCGTAGGTAGCCTTGGAAATGGGGTAACTGTACTCATTATCTTCTACCATCTGCACGTAGATTTATTCTAGGGCTTCCCAACCTCCAACGAACTCCCGCACCAGTAGAAGATACTTTCATAGCAAATGATCTTCCTCTTAATCTAATGTCGGCTTTAGTTGTAAACTGTTCAAAAGGCACAGTAGTTGTTGATATTGCAGAAGAAGTCACAGTATCTGTTTCAGCTTGTCCATAGGAACTACCAGGATAATCCTGCATACTTAAAGTCATATTTACCGCAGGAGCTGCTCCAGATGTAGAAGACCCTTGAAATGTAAAATCTGGTATAATTCTATTAATAAACACCATTCTTTCACCTTCACCAACGTCCATTGGACTAGACTCTAAAGATGCTGTCATAGCGGAACCGTCATCGTCATAACCAATTTCGTGATTGTATAAGTATCCGTCTTGCGCCCCAATGGGATACTGGTTTACGCCTCTATCCATAAATGCTGTTCTAGACAAAGTTCCGTAATACCAAACACCTTCACCGTAATTATAAGTAACATATCTATCGTTTTGACCATTACCTCCGTTAGCAACTGAGTTAGTATCAGAACAATAAAACCAAGTTATTTCTGTAAATTCACTATTGTGAGAAGCATAAACTTTATCTTTTTGACTATAATTAAAATCAAAAAATACCTGTTCTTTTACAGTACATGGTAAAGCTTTAGTACCACCTTGATAAGTATAAAAAGAATCTTGCCCCATCCAGAAAACTGCTTCTTCAACAGCAACTGCTGCATTTGGACCCATTATTGTAATACCAGTGGCTAATGCGTTTATACCAAAAGTAAAAGGCGGCCCTATAAATTGCATAGATTGCAGAGAAGTGTCAGTAAAAATCATAATTTCTCTTTTTGTTTCTATGGCAGTGACAAATTTAGAACCACTACCTATTCTTAAATCACCAGCAGTATTAGTAGCAGTCGGAGTCCAATCTGTTAAAGACTCTGAACTTGAAAAACGTATAAGTAGTGGATCTTGAACGGCTGTACCTATTGTGTTTGCTCCAAAACAAATTACATGCCTAGAGTTGTCTGACACCATTACTTGTTTAGATATTGTAGGAGCATCTGAAGATCCATCTAAAGAAGTAATATTTACTGCTCTTGCCGATACACCCCCACTTTTATCCCAATAATAAACTGAACTATCTCTAAGATTTAAAAGTAAATCTTCACCAAAGTTATCTTCGCTCCACAAAGCAAGCTCAGTTTCGGTAGTAACATCTGCGGAAGAACCCCAAGTTCCTCGTTGCCAAGTTCCAGCACCCCAACCCGTACCTCCAACTTGAGTATCTAAACCACAATCAATTTGATATTTAGCAACAGTACTTCCGCCGCCATTGCCAGAGTCGCTGCCGTTTGCCGTAGCAGATAAATTTATGGTATATGTGTTAGCAGTTGGAACAGTTTGTATTTCAAATTCTTGATTAAGAACGGCTGCTGTAATATTTCCCCCTAAAGAAGCTGCACTGCTAAAAGTAACAAAATCTCCTACATTTGATCCGTTATTACTGTCTGTTACAGTGGCTACAGCCGCACCATTAGCAACCGAAAAAGTTGCTGTACCTGTCGTTGTTTTTCTTAAAGGTGTAATATCGTTAAAATCAGCACCCTGTACAACGTAATATTTTATATTAGTACCCATTCCTAAAAATTTAGTTCCGTTTAAGGCAACCCACGAAAATAAACTTCTTGCTGAACCAAGATAAGTGTTAGTTGAATATTTAACCCAACCCCCTATTTTTTCAGGAAAACCCAATCTAAACCGAACTTTATCGCTATCTACCCATCCACCTTCGTTGCTATATGAAGTGACATCTCTATTTATTCCAGGTCTATATTGTAATTTTGTTAAAGGCATTAAGTGTATGCTCCATTAATAGTCCCAGAGTCTGTACCAATGATTGTATAAGCTGATACACCTGAGAAAGTTATAGCTCGACCAGCGGCTCCACCTGTTGATCCAGCAGCACCACTTGTACCAGTACCGTTAGCTCCATTAGCACCTGTTGATCCAGCAGCACCAAAGGCCGCCCCATTTCCGCCTGCACCACCATCACCTGCATTTCGTCCATTCTCAAACCCAGAAGACGAACCTCCAGCAGCACCATTTGCTTGTGATTGACCGTATCCTGCGCCTACACCACCAGCACCGCCAGATCCACCAGTGGTGCTACATTGAAATGTATCATCATCACCGGGGCCAGCACTAGTTTTCACGCACCCCGGAAATTGAAACCCAGAACCTTGGGCTGTCGAAAAAGCCCCGTTACCACCAGTACCACCTTGTCCTCCGCCACCACCGCCACCTGAGAGGGTGGAGCCTGAAAGCATGTTAATTGTAACTCCAGTAGATTGAACCGTCATGGCTGTTGCGCCAACTCCTCCATTTGCAGTGCCACCAACACCTTGAATGTCACCAGAGTTATCTATAATTAAAGTTCCACCCATTGATGCTGGAACTGTTGTTATACCTAGAACCACATCAGAGGGTATAATATATCTTTTAACGACCGAAGATAACCAACTGTTCGGATGGGCATCGGTAAATATAGTTTGTAAATTGACACTTGAGGCATTAGATGCGGTCACAGTTACTTCCCTATTATGATATGCTCCAAAACCATTTACGTTATAACCAAAACCAGTCATCTAACTTTCCCTATGAGTCATTCTTAGCATCAGTAGTAAAGAATAATTTTATACCTTGTAACCGAGCCGCTCCTGTTTGTGTGTCCGCAGATGTATCTCTCATAATTTGAAAGTAAGTAAAGGTATCTGCCGCTGCACTTGCAATAGTAACGTCACCACTAACGGCTGAAACGTCTAAATCATTTGATGTTCCACTATGTGCTTTTGCTGTTGCAACTACGTTTGTGCCAAAGGCTGTGTTGTTGCTTACATTATCGGCTATTGAAACTCCAGATAACCCCCATGCTACTGTACCCGTGTTTGTACCTGTTACAGTAAAGAACGCTTGGAAAGTAACTGTACCTTCGTTCCAAGATTTAGGAAATATTACAGAAAATTGTGCAAAATGATCTGCATCTGCTGCAAAATCTAATACATTTAATTCTGGTCCATTACTCAATCCTATTTGTATTAAACCAGAACACCCATTTGTTGTATTTGCATACATAGCTCCAGCGGGTACATATATTGTTTCTAACCCTGCAACTTTAACCGCCGCTGTAGCATTTGTAAGGGCACCACTAATATCCGCAGTACCATTTATATCAATCGCTGTAGCATCCAGTTGGATTTCATCTGTAGCAGCAAGATTTAATGTGGTCGCGTTAGTAGCATGAATAAACTGACTAGCATCGTTAAACATAATTTTGTTTGTGCTGTTTAAGGTAAGACCAGAACCATCGGTGTGTGTTAAAGTAGTATCTGTGTCTGCGCCAAAACCAAGAACAGCAGAGTCTGATTTAAGAGTTACATCGTCACCAAAGTCTGCATCTCCTGTGTTTGTAAGAAGACCCTGATTGGTAAGTGTGCCTGTTGTAGTAAGACCCGCGTTTGTAAGAACCGCAGTTTTTGTTGTACCTGCTAGATTAACATCTGTTAAAAGATCATAAACCACTGCGCCAGATCCCGCGCCGTCAGTTGCAATAATTTTAGTTTCACCTGCTAAAATATCAACATTAGCACCACTTCCTTGGGTAAAAGTTAAAGTAGCCGCCGTTGCGTTTTCCATAACCCAAACTTTTGACGATGTGTTTGGTAAAATTGTTACAGTACAGGCCTGACCTCCGCCCGTAAGTTTAAGTGCCATGCTTCTATCTGCATCAGATGCACCGTCCGCTATTGTAATATTATCTGTTGAGGCGTTAGCAATAGCACGAGTTCCCCAACCCAATGCCTGACCAATCAACTCTAGGTTAAAGTTTGTTGTAGTACCCCATGTACCCGACTGATCCCCTGTCGCCATCTCATTAAGTCTAAGGTTATTTTCAAAGGTACTAGCCATTTTATATGTTCCTTATGCCGCTATTTTTTTCCAATTGGGGTCCTGTGAAGGAGTTGTACTTTCCCAACCAGGGTCCTGTGTTATACTTATAGCACTCCAATTGGGGTCTTGTGAAGGAGTTGTACTGCCCCAACTAGGGTCCTGTGTTATACTTATAGCACTCCAACGAGGGTCTTGTGAAGGGATAATTATTCCCCATACGTTTTCTTCGCCAAGTTCTCCCGTTCCTACAACCCCCGTAGCGAACACTAAAGCGTTGGTTACAACAGTTTCATCGCCAACTTCGCCAGTTGCACCAACTCCAGAAGGTTGGGCTAATACATTTACTGCAACTGTTACAGTTCCAACTGCACTTGTTGCAGAAACACCTGTAGGACTTTCTACTATGTCTAAAGCAACTGTTACAGTTCCAACTGCACTTGTTGCAGAAATAC